GATGTAGGAACATTGGCTGCAAGCGTGACGCTTGTTTTTGCTTAAAATTAGAGGCATAAAATGCCTTACGAACGCACAGGATACGCACCCTGGAGTTTAACCAGGGAAGCTGGCGTTGAGTCTGCAACAGTAGACGGAACCATACAAGTCCCGCAATATGTATACCCAGCATTAGATACTGGGTTTATTGATGAGAAGGGAGTTTGGCAAGGGCGTAAGAGTAGTGACCGCAGTTTTATTGGAATAACAAAAGGTGAAGGTATTGCAAACGGTGGTGAGATGTTAGCACCTGATACATCAAGCTTTCCAAGCATTAACATGTCAGGGTTTAGAGATATATTTATTGCAATAAAGCCAAGTAATGGCGGAAACTTTGCAGCTAAGGCCATTATGGGACCAGATACCGTGCCTTTTGCAAACTTAACACCAGTAAATGCGGCAACAGATCTAAAAGGTGCAGTAAGACAAACGGATTTTAACAACTTATTAGCTGATGGTAATGATAGTATGACAGCTGATGTATGGAATATATTTTACATTCAGAATAGTTTAGTAGGCCAACAGAACCTACAATTTAAAATATCTAACAATTCAGGTGGATCATCTGACATTGAATTTGCATTTATGAGGTTAGTATGAAGAAACAAATGACTAAAGCGCAAGTAAAGCGTGCTGCTAACGCAGTTATACAAAACATGTATAAACTTATTCAAGATAAATTAGGTTATGGCACTAAGAGTTATTGGCCTATGTCATATAACAAGACTGTAGAAACCTATAGAGCAATACAAAGTGCGTCATTCAAAGATAAATTAGTGGGTAGAAAATGAGCTTTTGGGCTTGGTGGAACTCATTAAGTGAATATGATCAAGAGAATGTTATAGGTAAATAATATATGTTAGCTGAATTAATCTTAATAGGGAAACTACTGGGGGGAACCAACAACGTTGTCGTTCGGTCTACACCCTCTCCAGTAGTTCGCCCGAAGTTCTTTCCTAAACCAACAAAACCTAAAACAATCACGCCACCTACAAAGGTGGGGCCTGCACTCGGGCTGAAAAAATATTTCTAATGAGTTTGTTAGAAAAGGTTGTAGATTTTGTGTTTAGAACACAGCAAGCGCAAGAAGCGTTTAGAAAGTTAAGGGACCGTGAGGATGAATAATGCCGTTTGCGTTAGTGCCTGATGGCTTTGAATTAAAGAAGGTCACAAAATTACAGAAAGAAGCTGTAGACCGTTATTATAGACATGAGAATGTTAAGTCGTTAATTGACAATCCTGAAATTATAAAACAATTGATAATTACTGGCGTTGCTTTGTTAGCGGCACGAGAAGGTAAAGAAGCATTAGATGAGTTAAAAAAATTAGGTGCAACTATACCAAAGGCAGCAGAAGATGCATACACTAAGAAGCGCGACGTTGGCGCACCTGTTGGCGTTAGTTTAGAGCAGATAGTAGATTATGGTTTTGAGCGGTTTGGATTGTGAATCCTGACCTTTTAATCCTCTTTACGGGGGAGATTATCATTATACTTGCTCTCTATCGTTTTCTCTTAAGAGACTGGGTGATACAAAAATGGGAAGAGAAGATAGAAGAGGAAGGTTGGTTATTGGTTAAGTTAGATCCAGTAATCGAAGAGATAGAAGACCGCGTTCATGATAAGCTTCAGCAGTTTCAAGATTCTTTTTTTGGTTCTGTTGGGGCCATGACTAAGAAAGCTAAGAATATGGACCCGATGAATAACATACGTAAAGCCGCTAAGGATGGAGACTGGACAAGTATGTTGGTAGAGTATGCGGCTAACAAGGCTAACCTTGGCCACTTGATAGGCTCGAAGAGCCACGAAACGGATGCAAAAGAGGGGGTAAAGAGCAATATTAAACCCCCATTACCTACTAAAATGAAAGAATTACTAGGTAAATAAATATCTACATTATTAATTAAGTAGTATAACGGCTTCTTTTTTTTTTGTATTTTGGTTTGTTGTTGTTTGTTTAGTTATAAAATAGTGTAGTTATTATATAGACACACTTATTGTTGTCTTATGGGTGTAGTAGACTTTGAACTAAATAGATTAAGACAGCAAGAAATCGAAGTTAGAGCTTTGATAGCACTAAAGGATTGTCCAATTTTTGGCATAGAAGCACAAAAAAAGTTGCGAGCAATTGCTTTTCCAGAAAAATTGACAGAAGAAATTAATCTGCAACAACAGGAATTGTAGATGATCTGTAATGAATGTGGTAAATCGTTTAAGGAAAGACAAACAATGAATGTTAAACCTCGTTGCATGCCGTGCATCATAAAAATTATAGAGGAGTGGAACAATGCCTAAAGTCGGAGTCACAAAAGCAACAAAATCATTTACATTAACTATGTCTACGTTGGTTTGGTTAGATGAATACTGTATAAAGAAAAATAAAAAAATGTCAGCAGTTATAAACGAGTTAATAAATGAAAAGCGTAAACAAACAGAACAACAAAAACCTAGTAAATATTGGTGTATGTCGTGCAGCCAGAACACATTAAGAATAACTATAGATGATAAACCTGCATGTCATATATGCGACACTGTAGACGATGCTTTATTACGTGCTATGAAGCAATATCAACTTTAAGTATACAACCGTAGGTTGCTAACTATGGCACCACGTCGAAAGGCTCCACGTAAAAGAGCAAAAAAATCATTTAACATTTCTGCCATAGAAGCAGGAACGGCATTAAGTTTAGCACAATCAACAGGCGCAAGCACCGCAGTTGACAGTATGTTGCAAGGTAATTTTAAAGGCGCATTAAGCACTTTAGAAACCAATGTAATGGCAAACAAACAAAAGATCACAGCAACCCTTGCAGGGGCTGCCGTAGCAAAGGCATTATCCAAAGGATTTATGTCAGGAACATTGGCTAAATTCGGGCCTATACGAATAAAACTTTAGAGGAAAACAATGGCATTTTACAGAACTAGAGAAGGCGCAATAACCGCCGCAGACAGCTTTACGGCATTGGGAAGTCTATACGGACAATCCACAACAGCCGCAATACAAGTCCCAGCAGGAGCAACACAGATTATTGGCATCATGGCCAGTGTAGCAAGTGACAGCGCAACAAATGGCGCAACCACATTTGCCTTGCAATTATCTGGAGACGGATTAAGCAACGGTCAAGAAACACTTTGCATAGGCTCACAAGGCGTAGACGGAACCCCAGCATCTAACGGTGCTAGCAACCCATCCGTAAACTACGATGTTGCAATTCCATGCGTTGGATCAAACCAAGTTTCTGTAGCAGTAGCTATGGACACAGATGTAGGAACATTGGCTGCAAGCGTGACGCTTGTTTTTGCTTAAAATTAGAGGCATAAAATGCCTTACGAACGCACAGGATACGCACCCTGGAGTTTAACCAGGGAAGCTGGCGTT